TTATAATGTATCAACATTTTTTATAAACTGCGTTAAAGGTAATTTTTTTAGTTTCTACATAAAGAGTAGATGGATGAAGAAATAATCATCGACCGCGGACACACGACTGTTATGAAATTAGACGCCGACGAGCAGGCCCTGATGGATGAAATAGAGATTTCAGCCCCCCGTCCCCAGCCTGTACCCAGACCCGCTCCTTATCGACCCCAAAGACCCATGCACCAAGAACAGGAAACGATGGACGCCTTTGTAAACCCCAACAAGCAGACTGCCCCAAGGCAGCCCATGCAGGAGGAGGAGATTGATTACGGTGAGGACGAACCAGCATTTTACGACGACGAGCCCCAGATGGGGGAGGGTCCATCAGGTGAGCAACCCTCCAAGGGGTACACCTCGATTGACGAGGAAAAGTCAGATCTCATAAACAAGTTGACACGCTTGGAGAAGAAGGGGTTCTCTGTGAATAAGCGCCTCAACGCATACTCAAATGTTGAGGAACTTAGGGCTGAGGTTAAGAGGATTACCTACAGTATTGATGTGGAGCAGTCAATTCGGTTTTCTAGACGTATGCTTGTGGCGTGTGTGACTGGTCTCGAGTTCCTCAACAAGAGGTACAACCCCTTCGAGATTCAGTTGGAGGGGTGGTCTGAGTCTATCATGGAGAATGTTGACGACTATGATGGTGTATTTGAGGAACTCTATGTCAAGTATCGGTCAAAGGTCAGCGTAGCCCCAGAGGTCAAGCTCATCATGATGTTGGGTGGTTCGGCCATGATGTTCCACCTGACCAACTCGATGTTCAAGTCGGTGATGCCCAACATGAATGATGTGATGAAGCAGAACCCCGATCTCGTGAAGAATATGATGAATGCCGTCCAAAATACGACACGGAACCCCGGGGGACCGGCCACAGAGGCCCCAGTTGGTGGGACAGGGCAGTACGAGATGCAGGGCCCAGGTCTAGACATTTCTAGTTTGATGGGGGGCATCATGATGCCCCCACCACCCCCAATGAACACGACACCCCCCACAATCCAAGAAGAGGAGGACGTCTCCGACATAATGTCCATCTCAGGTGATTCCACAGGTGGTGAGGTGAAGGAGGTCAACGTGGGGGTCGCAAAGGCTAAGAGGACCAGACGGAAAAAGAAGACGGAAATTAATCTCTAAATACTATATAAATGATAGCGTACTGTCCGCTTGAGGAGGTGGAGCCTCCCACCCGACAACAGAAAGTTGTCGAAGAACCAGCGGCCAAGGAGCCAACGGTTGGTCGCGAAGAAACTGAAATGAATTACGTCATCATGGGTTTCATTGTCGGCGTGATTATTCTCGCCGTCTCTGATTCCATCAGGGCGTAAATGTAATAAATCTACCGAGGGGTTTTCCCCCAATGTAAATTTAGTATGTGAATGTTGCGTGTGTAAGAGACCCACTCTTTATGGATACCAGCCTACCACCAGTTGATGATATGAGTTCCACAAAAATGTCAAATTTATATTTACGGGGGGTCCCCAAATTGGTCAAAAAGAGGGGTTGAATTGTGATTGAATTTCCGGTAGTAGTTACTGAAGAACTCCATGGATAGGCGGTTCCCACGTTTCCAAAAATGTTCTTGGTACCGATTGTTATATTTGCCCCTGGTGTTGTCTCGTCACTCGTACCACCATTTATTTCAAGAATTAGGGTGCTCATATTGTCCTTGTCTTCATCATACTCCCTCAAAGAAGCTACAATCTTCGCATAGAAGGCACCATTTCCAAAGGTTAGAGTCTTCGTATTATTCCCACTTGGGGAACTCTGTACTATTACATTTGAATACCTCTTACAAGCCACCTGCTCAGAGTTTGTTATCATACCACCACCAACGTGAAGGTCGGTCTGTGCGAGTGACCCCCCTAAACCGATAGCGACCTGTTCACCAAGATCGATAAGGCCCTTGATAACGAGATCCCCAGAGACCTCGACGCTACTTTCTAAGAACAACTCCCCAGATTGGGGGGTGATGTACACATTACCTGATACATCGCCGTGTATGTCCGATGTCCCAGCGGTCGTCTTGAGTTGAATGACGGCGTTGCTTGAAGAATGTTCAACTCGCGCCGTACCATCGTAGACGTGGAACTTTTCGGTTGGTACCGAAGTCCCTACACCCACGTTACTAGTGTGTATGACGTGGAGGCCATCACTTTCTGCACCATTGTTTACACCACCCAAGACTGTACCATGTATACTTCCAGAACTGAAGCCCCTTAGGTACCCACCGTAGTTATCGTTTGTATTGAGGAGGATACCAGTCTTTGTATTGGTCCCAGGGCTCTCAAGTTTAAGGACATCGATATTTGTTGTGACCCCCGAGTATATGTGTACATTTGTTGATGGGTTGTCTGTGCCGAAACCTATGAGACCCTCGTGTGTGAAGCGTAAAAACTCTGTTGCGGTTCCACCAGTTCTATTACGGAAGGTCAGGTCGGTGTCTTCTACTGTCTCTATGATACCACGGGATGGTGTTGTACTCGTGGAGAATATATCCATCGAACCTGTGATGATTTTCTGATCCTGGGGAAACTCAAAACCACCGTTGATGAAGAGCTTTGAGTTTCCACCTGGGTCGGTGGAGGTACCGATGAGCACACGATCTTCATTGATGGTCAAAAGGCTGGACACACCCGTGCCATTCGTAATGGCGTCTTCAACTTCAGACTGACTTAAACCAGCTGAATCATATGTCTGGAATTCATGCAATGGAGCGATAGTTCTAATTCTATCTGGACCACCAGCACCCGTAGTTTCATTACCTTTGAAAATTATAAGTTCAGATTTACCATCGATATTATATTGTCTCTCCCGAATGAATGTATTTGAAAATTGATCTGTATCGACACCACCAAATGTAAGTTGATGCCCCAAAACGATATTTCCATCTACTTCAAGTTTACCGCGGGGTACATCTGTACCTATACCAACATCACGGGTGGTACCATCTATATACAAACCCACATTTGTGGAATCTGAAACATCATCTTCATTCCTCGTAATTCTAAAATCACGCACCCCCGTTACACCGACGGACCATCCTCGTGGATTACTATCTTGGTTTGATTGAATGAAGGACGCGAAGGAGTTGCCCGTTATAAGGTCGGTTTGTGCGGCTATAATCGCATCACCGTACCCAGTTCCATGCTGGTTATGAACAAGTATACCATTCTCCCTCGCATTTCCAATGCCCGTCCCTACAACTTCAAGGTGTGCACCGGGGGTGGTTGAACCTATACCCACCCGCCCATCACTTCGGAGGGTGAGGATGTCCTTCTCATCCGTGTAACTTTCATCTGTGAGGTAAATGTCTAATTTTGTTTTGGATTTTAGCGAAGTGTCATCGAACTTCCCAATCTTGAAAGTTGCCCTCACACCATCATAGGTTCCACCCACCCCCTCCCTCGCCAGGTGCATCACGTTTCCGAGATCGGTGACACCTTGAATGGGTGAGGTATTCGTTACAACTAGGGGTGTCCCCAGGTGGCTGTACCCATTTGAATTTATAACCGAATTATTAAAAAATACTGTTCCACCCGAGGTGTGAAGGAGACCTTGGGGGGTGGCCGTCCCCACACCAACATTACTGGATTCTAGGATGGTCATTTTTGGTGGACCCATCGTGGATGTTGTACTCGCATAGAAGTTGAGACCCTTCCCCAAACCGACGACGTTCTCAATTTTATTTTGTTTAAGTGCAGGGTCGGCATAGGATTTCATATAGGTTTGGGCATTTCCAAATATGACTGCGTTACTTCCGTTAATTTTAAGGTTTCCCCCAATGGTGAGAGCCTCGGAGGGTGCCGTGTTTGCGATACCCATCTTACCATCTGCCACGATACGCACCCGCTCGGTATTTTTAGTTTTGAATGATATGTTTTGAAAATCGGGTGTCAACTTTGCACCCGAAATATCTATAGAGGATATGTTAGAGGCTAGGGGACCCGCGCGGATAGATGCAACATTTGAGTTTGTATCTTCACCGTCAAAATCGGCGTGAATGACGATATTTTCAGAGGCTGTTATACCAGTCGCACCCTCCATGAAGGACAGGTCTGTAACCTGAATCGACTGAGTGATGAGACGACCGGTGACCAGGTTACCCTCGAGGGTCATGGTATTGGCACTTGACGCGTGAACATTTATAAAGAGTTTGTCACCGATAGACAAACTATCTGTTGGTGCGGTGTTTGAAATACCAGATGGTAATGAACCAGTGGTTTGGATACCATGGGCTTGAATATTTGAGTTTACGAGCATGGGTACATCTGCATCTGCGTCGAGGGTGATTAGATTACCAACCGTTAAACCATTGTCACCGATTCTCAAACCCTCAAAGTATCCATACCCATTGGCGTGGAGTAGGTTGGATGTTCCAGCTGTATCATCTATATAGAGGTTTGAACCCACTGAAAGTGAAAAATCTGGTGAAGTATTTGCTATACCCACGTTGTTTTGTGTGTATAGTTCACCGTACACATAGAGGTTTAGAGTGTTTGAAGTATCAAGTGTAAAGGTCTGTGTTTCAGGTCCACCGAACGTCCTCGACAATTTGAAAGTGCTGTCTGGGTGGGTATAACCGACAAAGATATTTGCTTCGTTTGGTTGGTCCACCATAAGAATGCCGGTATCATAGGTTCCATTGTTCCCCGTACCCATTTGAATTACGGCATTAGAAACGACTAGATTATTGACACTCGTATAATCGGGGGATTCCGTGATTGCCAAGTTTCCAAAGAATTCAACGTCTCCAAAAACTCTGAGTATCCCATCTTGAACAACTACGTTACCATTTTTGAAGACGGCTACATTAGAATCAGAATTTGGATCAACTTCGGTTCCCACCACAAGTTGCGTCCCGACGGTGACGTTTGTTGAAAATGTATTACCACCTATATGGAGTACGTTAGAGTCTGAAGAATCCGCTACCAATTTTTCACCTACCCGAAATGTACTAGATGTTTTAAGATTGGTTGAAAGTGTGTTCCCCGAAATGATAAATAAATTTTCAGTTCCTTCATTCGTGTCGACGACAACCCTATCAACCCCCGCTTGTTGGATTTCAAACGTTCTCGTTGGATTGAGGGTTCCGACCCCCATTTTATCATTGACGACAACACGTTCTGTGCGTATACTTTTATTGACATCCAACACAATCTCCTGACCAGCATTCATAAATAAATCTGCACCAACTGAGAAACTCTTGGTTGGATTTGAATTTGAAATACCGATACGACTTACAACAACTTCATCGGCTTCAATTTCACCTGTAATAATTGCTGAAGCAGTGGTAAGAACCTCCTGCTCTATTGGGTCGGCATCTAGACTGGCGACATATACCTGGTCAAACCTGACTGTTCTTCCCATTTATATTAGTTACCAAATAAAATTCCAGCCATTCCATTTTTGATCCTCAAAACATTATAGTTTACTGCATGAATATAGAGTTCCTGACCAGCTGGTCTGAGACTTCCCTTTTCAACCCCCCTGAGTATAAGCTTTGCGTTATCTATACGACTAAAATTACAGGTCCCAGATGGATTATAATCTGATGCATTTAAACAAAAGTGATACGCAAAGTATCTCGTTTGGAATAAAACTTCTGTCGTGTGTACAAAATCAGATGTCCCGAATTTAGATTTATAATAATTTTGAATGGTGTGAAAGTACATAGGGCTCATATCCTCGAGTAAGGGTGTTCCATTTATATGTATATCACCGGTGTGAAATGTAAAACGATCATTGGCGAAATCGTTATTGAGGGCGTTAAATCCGAAGAATATAGACTTCACTGGGTGGTTGAAACAGGACAAATCTAAACTATTATCACCACCTTGTTGGATGACGTGATCTGAAACTGTTTCAAGTGGGTACTCAACACTTTGTACCTGTGTGATTACGAAATCCATTTGACGTGTAATCATTTGTTCCCTCTCATCCTTGTCTAGATAGATGTAGTTTCCATAGACTTTGATTTGTTTATTTTCATCCGATACACCAACAAATTGTGCATTATCAAATTGTATTTTAATTTCAACTTTGTGATGTTGAAGTGCCAAAAGTGGGAGAAAAGCTCCATGGTCACAAAAGAAAAAGTGGAATGGGAGGAAACTTGGGTTAGATGCCGAAACCTTGTTGGTCAATTCCTGTGACTTTACGTGGGTATCCGCCAGATAATTGGGCCATATATCACTAAAGTAGTCATAGGGTTGGGAATCTACCTTTTGACCACCGATAAAGAGATTGACCGTGGAATTGTAAAAAAGATTGGATGATACAGCGTTCCCTTCACACCATATACCATTGATGATATCACCCAATACTGGAATAGTGATTGTATTATCTGTATCGTTTATAGATTTGAGATATTTCGGGGCTTGTGAAAAGTTGGTGTGCCTCGTAAACTTTATACGAAAAAACGAATGTCCCTCCTCGGTCATAAGGTAAACATCCTGTACACCCTTTGAAACGAGTTGTATTAATGCACCTGACATTTATTTATTAATCAGATTATAAAAACAGACACTTTCCCTGAGGGAAGTCACTCTTTTTTTCTTCCGTGGGTTTTCCATGAATTTTGAACCCTCCTTGGCGGTACACCTTCATCCTCTTATAGTACATAGCCGTGAATATAGACCATGGATCGTGAACATCGTATATATGGGGATTGTTCTTTTTACCCTTGGTCTCTCTCATGATACGTCCAATACTTTGGGTAATATCTGACTTTGGTGAAGCTAGAATGACCGTGTCTAGGGTGGGTATGTCCAAGCCTTCGTGGGCTTGACTGAACGTCGCGAAAATGATCTTCTTCTTCGAGGATTCTTGGAGGTCCTTCTCTTTCATACCCCCCATGTAGAGACCCGAACTCTTTGGAAAACACTGGTGAAGAAATTCACAATGAAATCTCCTATCGCTTAAAACGAGGAGTTGCCTCGTTCCCGCTGAAGCCTTTTTTACAAGTTCTACCAACATTTTGTTCCTATTCCTGTCTTCGACCAACTCTGTGATCATATTGGGCATAGAGATCTTTCCATTTCTCATAGAGGGTGGGGGGTTGCGGTAATTGAAACATTCATAGGTGATTGGGAACACCTCAACCTGTTCCTGATTCTTCCTCTCCACTGCGAAGAATGTGGGTCCCATGAACCAATGGAGGACTTTGGTGAGTCCATCCTTCCTCTCTGGGGTTGCGGAGAGACCAAAAATATGTTTGGGACACATCTTGAAGAGGGACTGACTGAATACTTTTGCGCATATATGGTGGGCCTCATCTACAATGAGGGTTCCCACACTTTCAAAGTCCCCAAAACTATACTCCTTTAGGGACAGGGACTGAAGCATTGCGATGACGAAATCGCAGTCAACTTCCTTCTTATCCTGTTGGACGATGCCGATGGTGGCACCTGGGCAGAATTGTTGGATTCTCTCCCTCCACTGATCAGCTAGAAACTGTTTATGAACGACAATCATGGTCCTGTAGCCCAACTTACAGGCTATTGCCAGGGATACGGTGGTCTTCCCAAAACCACACGGGAGTGAGAGAACGCCATGACCCGCCTTAAGAGCTGCAGCAAGTGCTTCGTTTTGGTGTGT